AAGAACTCGTCGCTCGTACTGGGCGCGTACAGTCATGGATTGACGACCCCACCTCCCGCCTTCCCGTTTCCTGCACTGTGTTTGTAGTGGAGGATTCTATGGAAGGACCGAATGGAATCGAAGCAAGCTGGAGATTTGTCTCCCATGCCCTGCGATTTGGAGCAGGAGTTGCAGTTCATCTATCAAAGCTCCGACCCAAAGGAGCTGAAAATGGAAAAGGTCTTACAGCTTCTGGACCTGTATCATTTGCACAGATCTACTCAACCCTAAACCAAACCCTTCGACGGGGTGGGCATTATAAGAATGGCGCTGTAGTGTGCCACCTTGACCTTTGTCACCCTGATGTACTTGAGTTCATTCAAGCATCACGTGCTGAACTACCTTGGGTCAAGCGTTGTGTCAACATCAATGACTACTGGTGGGAAGAAGCTACACCCAACGTCCGCCAGGCACTGCTACAAGGTATCCGCCAAGGTGACATCTGGCTTAACAAAACTAAAATTGATGCTTATGGAAAACGAATCCGAGGTAACGTCTGCCTTGAGGTTTACCTGCCGTCACGAGGAACTTGCTTGTTGCAGCATGTCAATCTCGCTGCCTGTGACATCGAAGACATCGCACCGGCTTTTGTTAACGGTATGTCCGAGTTGTGCGTCCTCCATGGGAAAACAGGTGTTGGAGAGTCTGGAGAGTACCTGCCATCCGAAACAGATCGACAAGTCGGATTGGGGATGCTCGGACTCGCTAACCTTCTCCGTAGATATAACGTAAGCTACAAAGAATTTGGTAAAGCTCTTGCTGTTGTTAACAGCGGTAAGGCAATCACTGAGTTCACCCCTGGCATCACCCTTGCCCTTGAATTTAAGAGTGGTATTGCACAAGCTGCGAGCATTGCACGGTTCAACAATATGGACCGCGCCTTTGCTATTGCTCCTACTGCATCGTGCAGCTACCGCTACAAAGACCCGGATGGCTTTACTGCTACCCCGGAAATTGCACCTCCTATTGCCCGTCAAGTAGACCGTGACAGCGGTACGTTTGGCGTTCAAAGCTACGATTATGGCGACGTTGAAATCGCATCGGAAGTTGGCTGGGATGCATATATGAGTGTTGCCAACGGTATCATGCGGATGCTGGATGGCACGGGACTTCTTCACGGTTATAGCTTCAATAGTTGGTCTGATGTGATCACCTATGATGAAGCGTTTATCGAAGAGTGGCTGGCTTCTGACCAGACCTCCCTTTATTATTCGCTTCAGGTAATGGGTGATACTCAAGACAAGACTAGTGCATACGCTGCATTGGACGAGTCAGAGGTTGACGATTACCTGGAGTCACTTCTAAATGACCCTGCTCCTGATTGTAATTGCGGCGAATGAACCCTTATCAAAAACTACTTTCTCGTAAAAGAACTTGGACACCTGTACAAACAACTGCAGGTAAACTGGCTGAAGGTGCGGAAGAAGCTATCTACCGTGCCTTGGCTATTCGACACATGGAGTTGCCGGTAGGTGACTTTATTCACGATGCATTGAAAAATGAAGTACCTAAAATGGCAAGGGATATCCTTCTGTCCAATATTAAGGACGAGGAAAACCACGACCTTGCACTCGGTTACATCGCCAACGCTATCGGAGTTGATGAACAGGCTGAGGAAGAAGCCAAGCGTTTGCGCGACGCCTGGATTGCTCATCCAGATCACACGATCCTCAAAGCGTTGGTTGCCGAACGTGCAGTTTTCTTTGTGCTCCTCCCGTTCTTCCGATTTAACGGTGATGCTGGTCTCCGAACAGTAAGTGCAGACATTAGTCGTGATGAACAAGTACACGTTGCAACAAATAGTTTGGTATGTCGTGAGCTTAATCTCGATTGGAGTCCTTCTTTGGATAAGCTCAGGAAAGCAACCATTAATTGGGTAATGCAACCTTTAGGTAATTCATCCAATAAATATTTGAACAAAAAATTTTGGCTCGATTCTAGCGACCGCTTGATGTATGAGGGTAAAGCACCTGAGCTTGCCGATACAAAACGAGCCCGTATGCCTGCTTTCTTTGAACATGCAAACCCCAACCTCCCTCAATACGCTTGATCTTTTAGATGTTAGAGGCATGACAGCTAATGCCATGCTTGCTAAACTAGATGAAACGTTTCCGCCCACCAATCCTACACCTGAAGATACAATGGAAAAAATTATGTACCGATCTGGTCAGCGTAGTGTCGTTGAGTGGGTCATCCAATATATGGAGGAAAATTAAATGGCGTCTCCTCGGTATTCTGGCGGTCGTTCCCAACGATATGCCGCAGAATTTGGGACCAAAACTGAAACCGTATCACCTGAAGAGAAAGAAGCTCAAAAAGCTGGCTTCTCAAGTGTTTCTGACCAAACCCAAAACCGCATCATGCGGAACCAGCTTGAAGAAAAAGCAACACGTCTGGGAGTTTCCCTGGCAGACGCCTATGCTTTAGCTGGTAGTGACTTGACTAATACTCAAGCTCTTCAAGAGGCTTGGAATTCGTTGACAGGACCGGCACCGCCGCCGCCAGTCCATGATCCTGCCCCGGATCCACCTAAAGATCCCCTACAGGAGCTTCTAGATCAGTATCGTGCGGAAACTAAGGCTTACATGGATGCAGCTCAAAAGCAGCTGCAGGGCACCCAAAACCAAATGCTTCAACAGCAAAAAGCAGCTGAACTTCAAAGACAGCTTGCTATTGAATCACAAATGTACTCACAAAAACAAGCACAACAAGCACAAATTCAAGCAGAAAGACAAGCGAAAAGTAGTGCCGAGCGAGGTGGTGCACAAGCTAGCCTTAAAATTGCATCCAATTCTAAACAAACTGGTGGTACTTCGGCGTTCAAACGTCGGCGTGACCAGATGAGTATCTATCCACTTCAAACAACAGCTGGTATTAACGCACCAGCACGTAGTGTACTGAACATCTAATGACTGCTAAATCTCGTTATGACAGATTGTCTTCAGACCGTTCCCAGTTTCTCAACACTGCACGACAAGCAGCAGATCTTACTCTTCCTTACCTGATCCGAGAGGATGAGGTTTACACCAAAGGCTCACTTAAACTCACAACTCCGTGGCAAAGCGTTGGAGCGAAAGGGGTAGTCACTCTGGCATCTAAGTTGATGCTGGCTCTACTGCCTCCTCAAACCAGCTTTTTTAAGCTACAGGTAAATGATATTAATATGCCTCAGGAACTTGGACCAGAGATCCGATCTGAACTTGACTTGTCCTTTGCTAAAGTTGAACGAACCATCATGGAAGCTATAGCTGCTTCTGGTGATCGTGTTGTCGTTCATCAAGCATTGAAGCACCTTGTTGTTGCTGGTAATGCTCTTATCTTCATGGGCAAGGATGGGCTTAAGCTTTATCCTTTGAACCGTTATGTGGTAGATAGAGATGGTAACGGTAATGTTATTGAGATAGTAACAAAAGAAACAATCTCGAAAAAATTACTCAAGTTTGAGTATCCCGGTTACGAACTATCGGAACCTAATTCACCAGTTGATAATGCATCACGTCACGATGATGAATGTGATATCTATACGCACGTCGTCCTAGATAACAACCGTTGGATCTGGCATCAAGAAGTAGAAGATAAAATCCTACCCAAGTCTATGGGTAAAGCTCCTCTTGATGCTAACCCCTGGCTAGTTCTACGATTCAACCACGTTGATGGAGAAGTCTATGGGCGTGGACGTGTTGAAGAATTCATCGGAGACTTGAAGTCACTTGAAGCACTGTCACAAGCACTGGTTGAAGGCAGCGCCGCAGCTGCTAAGGTAGTGTTTACTGTCAGTCCTTCCAGCACCACCAAGCCCGCAACGCTTGCTAAGGCAGGCAACGGTGCTATTATCCAGGGTCGCCCTGATGACATTGGTGTGGTGCAGGTTGGTAAGACAGCTGACTTCCAAACCGCCTATCAAATGGTAGGTACATTGTCCCAACGATTGAGTGAAGCATTCCTTATTTTGAATGTCAGACAATCTGAACGGACAACAGCTGAAGAAGTCAGGATGACTCAACTTGAACTTGAACAACAACTAGGTGGCTTGTTCTCCTTGTTGACTGTTGAGTTCTTGGTTCCTTATCTCAATCGTAAACTAAATGTTGCTCAAAAGACTGGTGAGATTCCCCGCCTTCCTAAGGGTGACATTGTTAAACCTACTATTGTTGCTGGCATTAATGCAATTGGTCGCGGTCAAGATCGTGAGAGCCTTGGTCAATTTATTACTGTCATTGCCCAAACAATGGGTCCAGAGGCTATCCAACAATACATCAATCCTGATGAAGTTATCAAGCGTCTCGCTGCTGCTTCTGGTATTGATGTTCTAAATCTTGTTAAGAGTGTTGATGAGCGCAATGCTGAACAACAACAAGCCATGGCACAACAGCAGGAAATGATGGCTATGCAACAGCAGCCACAACTTGCCGCTGTTGATCAGAAACGAGAACAAGCTGCCATCCAAATGATGCAGCAAGAAGAACAACCACTTGAACTACCACCACCAACTGAATGAGCGAAACACTTACAATGAATGAAACTCCTGCTGATCAGCCGGAATTGAACGCTGATGAACAGGAGTCTTTGGCTATTGCCGAAGCTAATCAAGCTGAGAATGAACAGCTCTTTGCTGGTAAGTTTAAAGATACTCAATCCCTTGAGCAAGCTTACCTTGAACTACAACGAAAACTAGGAGAACCTAAAGAAGATGTACGGAACGAAGAAAGGGTCGAAGAAACCGAAGCCCCCGAAGAAGTAGAAGAAGAAGAAGCTGAAGACTCACCACAAGAAACTCTTACGGAAGCCCAAGCTCAAGAGTTGTTTAAAATGGTTGGTGGCGAAAAAGCTTATCAATCCATGATCAATTGGGCAGGTCAAAACCTGTCTAAAACAGAAATTCAAATGTACGATTCTGTTATGGGTCGTGGCGATCCGAACGCAATCTTCTTTGCTGTACAAGCACTGAACAATAAGTACGCTGATGCTGTTGGTAACGACGGTCAACTGCTTACTGGACGTGGTACAGCACAAGATTCACAAGGGTTCCGCAGTCAAGCAGAACTTGTACAAGCAATGTCTGATCCTCGTTACGATAACGATCCGGCATATCGTTCAGACGTTATGCGTAAACTTGAGAATTCTGACATTTCCTTTTAATGAACGACACAAACATCTGGGCTAAAGAGCCACCCATTATTATGTCTGATCATCCCTACGGTGTTCCCCACAATGAACGAGCTGAACAGCTCAACGGTCGCCTTGCTATGCTTGGCGTCATGGCTGCTTTGGGTGCTTATGCACTGACTGGTCAAATTATTCCTGGTATCTGGTAATGGCCAAGAAAGGTCTTTACGAAAACATCCACGCTAAGCGTCTACGAATTAAGCAAGGCAGTGGTGAAAAAATGAAAAAGCCTGGGTCTGAAGGCGCACCCAGCGATGCTAACTTTAAACGCGCCGCTAAAACTGCTAAGAAAAAGTAAATAGAGGAGAGGCTTTCACTTAGCGCGTAAGTGGGAGCCTACCTATTGAGTAGACGGAGATAGAAAAGTTCTTTGCTATTTAATTATGATTCCTCTTCTAACTACTCTGTCAGTGATCTCATCTTGGTACGGTCCTGGCTTCCACGGAAACCTCACCGCCAATGGTGAGCGATACAATCAAAACGGCCTTACTGCAGCGCACAAGACACTCCCCTTTGGAACTAAACTAAAAGTTTGTTACAAGAGGTGTGCCGTTGTACGGGTCAATGATCGTGGTCCCTTTCATGGTAACAGGGAACTAGATCTCAGTAAAGGTGCGGCTGATGCTATCGGTCTCACTGCCTCTGGAGTTGGACAGGTACAAGTAACCCGTCTTAACTAATTAATTCATGACTGCCACAATTGCAGCTTCACCCAAGAGCAATGCTTGGGATACTTTCTGTGACTGGGTAACCAGCACAAACAACCGTCTTTATGTTGGTTGGTTCGGCGTTCTGATGATTCCCTGTCTTCTCGCTGCTACCACCTGTTTTATTCTGGCGTTCGTCGCCGCTCCACCTGTTGACATTGATGGAATACGCGAACCAGTCGCAGGCTCCTTGTTGTACGGAAACAACATCATATCGGGAGCCGTCGTTCCGAGCAGCAATGCCATCGGACTACACTTCTACCCAATTTGGGAAGCTAATTCACTTGATGAATGGCTCTACAATGGGGGTCCATTCCAGCTCACAGTGTTCCACTTCCTCATTGGCATCTATGCTTACATGGGACGAGAGTGGGAACTTAGCTATCGACTAGGGATGCGTCCCTGGATCTTCGTTGCTTACTCTGCCCCAGTCGCTGCTGCAACCGCAGTCTTTCTTGTCTATCCTTTCGGTCAAGGATCGTTCTCCGATGCAATGCCTCTTGGTATCTCCGGTACGTTCAACTACATGCTTGTCTTCCAAGCAGAACACAACATCCTTATGCACCCTTTCCATATGCTTGGGGTTGCTGGGGTATTTGGTGGCAGTCTTTTTAGTGCTATGCACGGAAGTCTCGTCACCTCCTCGCTTGTTCGGGAGACTACGGAAGACGTATCCCAGAACTATGGTTACAAGTTTGGTCAAGAGGAAGAGACATACAACATCGTTGCAGCCCATGGCTACTTCGGACGTTTGATCT